GTCTGCGGGTTGTCGGCAATATTGACGGCGATGACCTTGGAGCCGAACTGGGTGAAACTCCAATAGTCCCCGGCGGGGACCGCGTAGTTACCACCCGCCAACCGGGTATAATCAACCCACCCGATAGCCGAATCGAATTTATAGAGCTTTGTGGCCGTTCCCGCAAAAATAATCCAGCCGCCCGCTGATGTTCGACCGGCGAAGGCCCCAACACACGTCGCGGGCAGGGTAAACGTCGCATAGTCCATCAAGGACGGGATTGGGACATACCCCGCCTTATTGGGATAGACCCCTTGAGCGGTCACGAGTTGAACCCGCCCGCCCTGGTCTTTCATGTCCAACCCGGCGCTATCGGGCTCCCACGGGCCGTAAGGAATCCTCATGGACGGGGGCCCTGTAATCGGATTTGTGCCGTGCCGCGCATTCTGAATTGCTGCTTCTGGATTTCGTCACAAACCTCATCACGGCGACCTTTCCAGATCGCGGCGGTTTGCTGGTTCTTGTCGAACATTTCCGCCTCTGCCAAACTGGCGAAGAAGTACAGGTCTGGGTAGGCGGTCAGAAGCCAGTTGGTCGTATTGCTAACCGAGAGGACCGGAATCTTCTGGTAATAGTCCAGCTTCATCGCGGTCGTATCGGACGGCCCGAAAAAGATGGATGAGCCGAAGATGTAATAGTGTGATGCCGGACCCGAGATTGTTGTCGTGCCGTAAAGCCGGTTCCATTCCTCGTCCTCCAACGGCTCCAAGGTGGTGACGGGACTACCTATCCGGCGCACCGACTTGACCGTCAGAAAATCGGTCGGCAGAGTCGCGGACCCGGAGGATGGGGTTAAACTAGCGGTCGCCTCCATCTGGCGCACACGTAGATTGCGCTGGAAAAAGGACTCGGCCAGAGTAATAAAGTCGGGCGCGCTGGCAGCAATATCCGTCCGGTCTAGCCAAGTTTGGACCGCCGTTTGCAATTCCGAATAGGTACTGATTGACACGGACTAGTGCCCCCTGTATAACAAGCCGTCCCGTAACAGGAGAGCTAGAATGCCAAAGGGCATATACGTTAGAGTCATTATTCGTCCCCTAAAGGAAAGGCTGCTGTCGAAACTCATCAAACGAAAATCTGGATGCTGGGAATGGACTGGGAGCATTCAACCAAGCATGGGGCACGGGCAGATTATGCACGATCACAAATCCAGGAAGCGCTTATTGGCGCTCATAGGGCTTCATGGTTAGTTCATCGCGGCCACATACCAACCGGTATGTGCGTTCTACACAAATGCGATAATCCCTCCTGCTGTAATCCAGCCCATCTTTTTCTCGGCACAAAGGCCGACAATACAAGAGACATGATTGCCAAGGGCCGCCAAAAAAGGGGCGAGGACCTACCACAGTCGAAGCTAACCCGTAAAACTGTTGCAAAAATACGCGCCTCCAAAGAAACGCACGCCGTACTTGCAACCAGATTTGGGGTGTCACAGCCCGCAATCAGTATGATCCGCTCAGGTAAGCGGTGGGTCTAAACAAGGAGGTAGCTATAATTGGGGTCGGCCAGCTTCTTCCGCACAACCGTCTCATTGAATTCCTTACCTAGCTTTAGCTTTGTATTGCCTCGCCTCCATTCCTCGTTGAGCCATTCGAAAATGAGATTGTTGGGGACCTGGGCAATGTGACGTGCCCAGGCCGCCCGCTTTTGGGGCACGTCCCGAAGAACTTTATTCTGCTCCAGAACGTGCGAGTAGTCCTGATACGATACCGCAACCACGCTTTTGTCGTTTGGGTCGGGGTAAAGTATGGTTCGAACTGGATCAACGAAGCTCAATTTGTAAGCTCCACCACGTTGAGCGATCCGGTCGTGGCGTTATTCGATAACGCTGCAATTCTCTCGCCGGGAGATACCACGACGTATTCCACCCAGTTTATCGGAAGCAGGGGGGTCGTTGAGTTTGCTACTGGATTGGAGCCGACTTGGAACCGCACCCCATCCGCTGTAGCGGTCGCGACACCGACCGTCGTAATTCGGATGTAGCGAGTCTGGGAGCCGAAAGCGCCTGATGTTGCCGAGGTGCCGCCAGCCGTGGCATAGGCTACGTTAATGACCGTAGTAGTATGCCGATAGGCGTCATGGGATACGGACATGGTTAGGTCCTGCGAACAATAGCGAAGAAGTTACCAGTGGCCGAGCCCGTGCCTGATGCGGGCGTGAAGGAAATCACGTCATCTTCTGCAAAATTGTTGGCTGCGGTCGGGGAGGCCGTGAACAGTGATTGCGCCGTGCCGCCCGTCACTGTCAAAGTGCCGCCGGTTACGGTGGTAGCGTTGATCTTGGTGGTTACAGTCGTGGTGCCGGTAACAGCGCCGCTCTGAACGACGCCCACCTTCATGATTTTGCCCCGGAAAGGAGCGCTGAAGGCTGCAACGACCGGAGGCGTGCCGATTTGCGAACTGGTCGCAGTAATGTACAGTTCGCTAACGGGGTGGTTGACTTGAAGTGCCATGGAAATATTTCCTAGAAATGTGGAAGATCACCGGGAAATCCGGCAATGTTAGTCATGAAAAAGGGGCGACGGGTTATTCCGTACACAGAGCGTAGTTCTCTGCTGAACGGCCCGCGCCGCCCCCAAGTGCCTGTTTCTATGTCAGGCTTAAGAGGTCGTCAGGTCGAACACGCCGCCCGAGGATTTCTCGTTGCGGGAGACAAGCGTGTACTCCGAGATGATCGCCCGCTGATCCGAGTCCGAGGACTTGGCGAGCGGGAAGGAGACGAACCGGCGTCCCGACATATAGGCTACCGCCCACATGTCTGTTTGGAGCACCAGCGCGTCACGGGTGCGGGAGAAGCGCGAGGCAACCACGTCCAGCAAACCAAAGTCGCTGTCGTAGTAGTTGACCGATGCAGTGATCTTCTTCGCACGAGTGTCTTCGGTCGGAGTTGCTCGGCCAACGAAGGTCGAGAACTGTTGCTTGTTGAAAGCGCCGACATAAACGCAGTCGGGCTTGCCACCGGCAGTCCAAGCAGCGGAGAGGACGTTCTTCAGGAACCTTTCCTCAAACGCGCGCTGCGTGCCGTCAGTACGCTGTGACGTACCGTCAGCAGCGGTCGGGTCGGTTGCGCCGCCCGCTGCGCTCTTGTCGGTGTTGGACTTGATCCACGACAGGATCGAGGCCAGCTTGCGCGGGTCAGTCGAGGACTTCGCCACGTTGGTTCCGACAAGGGTAGTTTCCATATCGCGCTTGAGTTCCATACCCTTCAGGGTCATCTGGTAGTCAAGCTCGTTCTCGCGACCAGCGTGCCGAACGGCAAGCTGAGTGCCCGAGACGCCAGCCGCCTTACGGGCGATCTGGCAGAGGTTGGTCAAGCGAACGGTAACGGTCGCCGAGTCCGCAGTCACCGCGTCACCTTCCAACTGGAAGTTTGTGGTGGATGCAGCAGCAAGGGCCTGAGTCTGCCATTCGTGCGTGATCGCGGTTGCGGTCTCGCGTTCGAACGAGGACATGCAGGGGGTGTCGGTCGGATCAATCCTATAGATCATATCCGAGAGGTCTTCACGGTTGCCGATAGCGACCGCCGTGGTTAGCGCATTGGTAGGCGCAGCCATTTTCTTATTATCTTTCTAGCCCATTCAGCTAGAGCGGCGTAACTGATGTATCCTTGTACCCAGTTCGATAGCCTTCTTGCCGTGAGCTTTATCTAGTTGTTTTTCAAGGGCTTTGATTTCGGCATCCTTAGATGCTGTAGGCCGTACCGTGCCGGGTTTCTGTACCGGCGGAACAGGCTTCGCCCGCACCTCTGCCGCCCTTGCTTTCATGGCGTCAAATTGCGTGGCCTTGTAGATCAACTCTTGTACGCGGGCATCCCGCATGGAAACGCCGGTATGGCCGTTCCACGCTTGGGACATTTCGTCTTTGGTAAAACCAAGGTCTTCCATGAGCTTTTCGGTGCTCGCGCGGAGCGCCTGGGTTTTCTGTTTGTCGGCAAGATCGGGGATTTTCGCCGCGATCTTTGCGTCCTCTTCCCTGACGAATTGGTCCCATCTGCTGGCTGTGTCCTGCGCCTGCCGTTGAGCAATGGCGGCTGCCTGTTGTTTCAGGGCCGCCGTCTTTCCTCTGGCAATCTCAAAACGCTGATAGCGTAGGAAGTCCTCAGACTGCATTTTCTCAACATCAGCCCAAGACTTGATGTCGGCAAACTCAGTGCCGAATGCCGTCTGGGCCTGGGCGAGAAGTTGCGGAAGTGCTTGCTCGTACTGTTGTCGTGCCTGTGCCGCCTTCAGACGCTCGGCCTCTGCGGCCTTTGCTCTTTCGGTGGCCTCTTGTTGTCTCCGGTTTAAGTCGGTATCTCGGGCCCGCTCTTTCTCCACAATTCTTTCTTGTGTTTCACGAGGGAGGGCTTCAAATGCCGTCTTGTCTTCCTTCGACCATGACCTGGGAGGCTCAAGGGGCGGTAGTTCTTCTACCGGCTCGGCCTCTTGCGTCGTTTCGCCGGGAGCTTCCTCTTCAGGAGGCGCAGCGGATTCTTCTTCTGCCGGGGGCGCTTCTTCCGTTTTAACTTCTGTTATTACGGGAGGCGCTTCTTCATCCGGCGTTAGCGAGGCCCCGCGCGCCTTGACAATCGCGTCAGTGGCCTGCTCGATCGTAAGAGGGCCCGTGCCCTCTGATGTGAGCACGGTTGCGGGTTCGCCCGTTGAGACGTTTTCTTCTGCCATTTATCCCTCAAAATTTACGCGGCGCGCGAGCGGTTAGACGCCCTGGCCACAAGTTCACTAATCTGGCGATCGGCCATTTTGCCGTCGCTAAGCGTGGTTTCGAGATGCTGCTGGACGCGCTCAAGACCCTTCAGGAGATACCAGTTGGCCTCCCGCAATTCGGTCGTCTTGCACTGGGACCAAGCGTCCTTGTAGGCATCCTTCAAATAAGCAAAGGTTTCTTTCAGTAATTCGTTATCCAGAAGGGACTGGGCCTTAAAGCCCCGGTCCGCCTCTGCTCGCAATTGGGCTTCGTCTAAATCTTCAAGTCTCATAGCAACATCGCCAATGCTTCTTCATCGTCTTCCTCCATCATCTGTATGGCAGCGTTCGCTGCATACTCGGCTTCGGCTATAATCTGCGCCACCCCTTGAGCGGTAGCCGCCCCGCGCACAAGGATTTCTAGTTCTGATAGTTGGTCGGCATCCGCGACCTCGGCGGCCTGGGCTACGATAGCCACCGCCTTCTGGACTACCTTGGCGAGCTTGGGGGGGAGCTTCTTTTTCTTCTTTCTTAGTGCCGCCAGCAGTTTCATATACCGCTGGTAGGTCAGGTGTCTGCCGGTGCCGCGTTGCAGCACAACGCCGACATTGTTCTCGGTCGTCGGGCTAATACCTAGAACCGTGCTGGTGCCCGCCGCAAAGCCAACACCGTCCACCGTGGTTGGCGTTAGGCTGTCCCCAACAGCCAAGGCGGTAGCAATGCCAGCCGCGTTCATAACCGAGGCGGCAGTGCTCGCCGCAACGCCTAGAGCCGTGGCAACCCCGGTAGAAGCCGCAACCGAGGCGGCGGAACTCGCCGCAACGCCGGTTGCAGTCCCCGTGCCCGCTGCAAGGCCGTCACCGGATGAACTGGGGGCGGGACTGACGCCAAGGACAGTCGCCACCCCAGCGGCATTCATCACCGAGGCAGCGGTGGAGGCAGCAACGCCTAACGCCGTCCCCAGTCCAGTCGAAGACATGACCGAGGCGGCGGTGGAGGCAGCAACCCCCAGGACCGTTCCCAGCCCGGTAGAAGAGGCAACAGAGTCTGCCCGACTAGCAGCGACCCCCAGGGCCGTTCCCACGCCAGCGGAGGCCGCAACGGAGGCGTCGGTGGATGCCCCAACCCCAAGAGCCGTGCCGACGCCAGCAGAGGCCCCGACACTGGCCGCCGTGCTTGCGGCAACACCAAGAGCAGTACCAACGCCCGCAGAGGCCGCTACCGAGGCAGCGGTGCTTGCCGCGATGCCTGTGGCTGCTCCTACGCCAGCGGAGGCTCCAACCGAGGCGGCGGTGCTTGCAGCAATACCAAGAACCGTACTGGTCCCGGCGGAACTGCCGGTCCCGAGGTTATTGATAAGGGTTAGTGTGCCAAGCGCCCTGTTCTGTGTTGGCCGTCCCCATTGGAAGAACCGCCGAAAGACGCCAGCCATAGCATTAGCCTAGCTCGCGTATTACGGCATACCCACCCATGGTAATGGAGTCGGCTGGTGTGGTCCCCAGTTCAACTGTCAGCCGCCCGCTGGGGGCAATCATCTTGGTTGTCTCCGGGGTGTAAATCACATCCAGTGGCACCCGCACGTTCCAGTTATACATAAAGTGAGTTACAATGGTGCCGCTGACTGCCTTCGTGGTGTTGTTGATCTCGCACGTCCCGGCAAACGCCGCATCTCCGAGATGCGTCGGAATAGCCGTGACGGCGGTGCCTCCGGTTCCTGAAGTAGTGGACCCCGTCTTGACCGTAATCGCCAATCCCTCTTCCTGGGCATCGCCAACCTCAGTAGATTGAGAAAGGTGTAGTTCCAGAAATTCAGTACATTTAGTCGTGGCGACGTTAATCTCAAATAGGTCTTGTTGCGCAGTGACCGCTATGGGGGCCATTGTCACGGTATAAATACGTCCAGCCATTATGTAACCACCGTTGCCCGATTCCAGGCATTAATAGGACCGAAAACCAATGATTTCGCCGCTGCCCCCGCCATGAAGGTAGCGAGGTGCGCAACCCAACTACCTGATGCGCCGGTCGCCGTCGCATTGATTGCTGTAGTAGCGGCTACAACTCGGTGTTCGCCAAAGGTGGCATTGGAGGCTTCAATGCCATCGCCAGCCACAATGGACCAGCCCGAACCAGCGGCAGTGCCTCCTGTGCCGTTCGAGCAGAAAAAACCAATAGCGGCCTCGTCCGCTGACGTAAGCGTACCACTGGTGCCGCTATCCGCTGTGGCGGCGGTTCCTACAGCATGGACGGCCTTGTCAAATGTAGGACTGGTTAGCCCCGAGAACTCCCACACGAATATAGAGCTAAAGGTAGGAGTCGTGCCACTAAAGGTGGCCTTGAATGCCGTTGACCCAGCAGTGGGAGCAAAAACCGCCTGAACAAAGGTTTTGGTTCCAGACCCGGTATCATCGAAAGTTGCGGCAACTATTGTGACCGCATCGCCGGGGTTGGAATTATTTGTAACGGTAACGCCGGTTGCCGCTCTGGCGAACATTCCGGCGACAACAACAAAATTGCCAGCGGTCGTACTGGCACCCAGCGTCCCCGTTATCGAGGCGGCAGTAGCAACTCCGTTTTTGGCCGCTTGGACGAATGTTGCGGCCATTTCATATCAATCCTCAGTAATGGTGCTGGATGTGGTCAGGGTCGGGGTTACGGTGGTTGTTACCGTGATGTTTGGCGTCACCGTGCCGCTATAGAAAATCTTCGATGTTCCACCGCCAACCTGACCTACCGAGAAATGGGTAACTGTGGATGAGCTACCAGTACAGGTGGGAAAGGTAATAGTTGAAGCTGGAGAGACGCTGTTATTGGTTACGGTCCAGCCGGTCGTAGTCCGAGGCATGGTGACACGAGTGTAGGACGTGTATGCCGCCTCGCTGGTGGCCTGGGTGCCAGCCTCGCCGGGATCGGCTGTATGTAGCGCAACCGATACGCCGGTATCTGGCGAAGAGGCGTCGCGCGCAATACCCACAATGGTAGTCGCGTTGAAAATCAGCTTGAGAAGGTCGCTCTCAAAGGTATCACCCTTGCTCATTTTGTTCCCTTAATCATTGGTTTTAGAGCGGCCATGCGCCCGTTTTTGTCTCTGATGATTTCTTTCGGAGCGGATATAAGTTCAACCAGCTTGGCGAAATCGTTGGCCCCACCGGGCTTGGCTTTTATTTCGTTCTGTCGATCCTGCACGGCCATTTTTCGCTCATGCTCTCGGATGGCCATACGCTCACTGAACAACTGCTCTCTGACGGCCATCTGCGCCTCGAATGCCTTGGTTCGAGCATCCAGTTGTGCCTTGTGCTCGGCCTGCATGGCAGAGATTCTTGCTTGTCCGGCCGTCTTGATTTGGTCCATGCGAAAGTTCAGCATGGCGATATGGTTATCGAACTGCATACGCTGCTGTTCCAGCGCCGCCTCGTTCTGCGCCTTGGCGCGGTCGGTGGCGGCGTCGGCCTGCATCTGCACTACCTCCAACTGCTGGCGTGCTTGAATGTCCTGTAGCTTGCCCTGCGCCTGCATCTGGATCGCCTGAACCTTGCCCTGCATCTCCATGTTCTTGGCCTGATTGGGATCGGGCGGGGATAGGATGGGGTCGTTCGGGTCTTGCGGGGCTGTAGGATCGGCAAAGTAGGAATTGCAATCGTTTCCGGGTTTGACCAATCTGACCAAATCCTTTGCGGTATTATACAGGTTGCTCTTTTTAACCATTCCGGCAGCGACGGCTTTTTCCTGAAACCCCGCCAAAAGCTGTAGCTTCGATAGTTCCATGGCTTTGTCGCCGGACCCCAGCCCGACATCCACGGTCATGTCGCTGCGTGCCTTCCAGGAGCGGGGGTCCACATCAACCCACCGGCCCCGGAGCTTCACAGTCTGCTTCTGGCTGCCGTTGCGCCTAATAGTGGCGTGCAACAGCGTCATCACGTCCTTGACGCCGGTCTCAGCGAGGACGCGGGCAATCATGCGGACTTTGGCCTGCGCCACCGTCTGCATCTGGTTGGCGATGGTCGCTACCTGATTTTGCAATGCGTTGGGGTCAATACCCTGCCCTTGACGAGCGGCCCCCGTCCTGCGCTCCAGCTCCGAGTCAAGATACTGCATAGTTGGCAGCACAGTCGAAGAGGCGTCCCCCACCTCCATGGTATTAAGCCCACCCGGCATTTTCGTCCGCACAATCCCCCCGGGCCGGTACACCAGAAGATCGTCCAGCGTGTTGACGCTGGCGTGGGTCTCCGACACCTCGGTACGAGGATTGGTCCGCATGTAGAGGTTATCGAGTTGACCCCGGATCAATGCCGTCTTCTGGCGCTGAATATCCATCACCAAGTCGGCCACAGAGCGACCGAAGAAGCGGTGCGGCATCGGAATGGCAGTGGCCACCGCAAAGGGTAGCTGCCCATCCCACTTGATGATGTCGTCCTTGCCGTCACGGGTCAGGATTTGCGAGGGGGAGCCCCCGGTCGTTACCCGGTACATGCCGGGGCCGTCCTCGTAGTCCATGACTATGTAGTGCTCGGTAATCAACACCTCGCGATTTGCGGTGTTCATCCCGCTATCGCCCATCCCTGCGGAGGTCTCGTCTACCGTGTCGCGGGACTGCTGTTCGATGTTTTCAAACCCGGTATAGGTCGTTAGGCTCTTAATCTGATCTTCGTCAAAGCCCTGCTTGATTAGCTCGGCTTCGTTGGTGACGACATCGTGGAAGCAGTAGTTGCAGTTATGTATGTTGCGTGCGCTGCGTGATATACCAAATTCCTCGGGAGGAACCGCCATGACGATGGCACGCTCAACCTTCCGGGTGCGCCTGACCTTAACGTCATGAAACTTCGGAGGAGGAGCCATAGGTGCGGGGACGCGGGCTCCGCCGAGCTGCTGGGCTCCGGGGGGCAACATGGGGACTGCCATTTAGTTGTACGCCGAATCTGTAGGAGGGACGTCGCTAGGGCCGTCAGCAACGTTCTTGCCGTCCTTCGTGGTATGCTCGATAACCTCTAAGCCCTCTTCGCTCGCCAACAGGTCAAACTGTATGTCGTCAAGGTCGCTATAGGAGGTCTCGGTTTCCTCATCCGAGGTTTCCCATCGGACCTTTAGAATGCCGGTCTTTTGCAATAGCGAGTCCTTGAAGAATGATACCAGATTCAGGAAGCCCGGATTCTGCTGCATGAAAACGTGATTGACATAGTCGGTTTCTTGCTGGGCGGCCTCGACATCGGCGGGATTGGTTGGCTCGAATTTTACAACATCGCCAGCGGTGAAGATTTCCATCAGGTCGGGGATAAGCCCCTCGATAACATCCGAGACATCCGTAGAGACCGCGCTTGAACGCCCGTCCTCTGAGGGCATGTCGTTCGCCATCTCCCCCATGTAATAGTCCATGGCTTTAGTACGTTCGGTGGTCAGCTTTCCGGAACCGGTACCGTTCGCCGCCATGGCCGCAGTTCTCTCGCTATCGAGAACCGCCCGGAGAGAGAGCTTGTCAATTTTTGCCATTGCCGCCGCGCGCCAGGACGTGCCCTCTTATATACCCGTGCATGAACTGAAGACGCTGGGCCGGGGTCATCTTCTCAAGTGACGGCATGGGTTTCCTGGCTGGCTGGTAAACGCCACCGGTTGGTTTTCTAGTTTCTTTCGGTGTTTTAGCCATAGTTATCTCCTACTTAAGTTCGCAAACGTCGCAGCAATCGCATACGCTTGCGCTCCTAACTGACCTGAAAGGGCCTGTTCCATAACGGCCTGTTGAGCTTCACGCCCAAACTGACCCGTAATGGCCGCTGAAAGAGCGACGCTTTGCGCCTGGGGTCCTAATTGCCCCTGTATGGCTGCCCCAGGATCGGCTTGCACGGCGGCTTGAATTTCTTCCGGCCCCGCTTGGGGACCGCGCGACCCATCCATGGCCTGGAAGTCTTGGCTTATCTGTCCGGCTGGTGACAGAGCGCTAAAGCCCGTACCGCCGGTAAAGCTACTAGGGGAGCCGGATGGAGCACTAAAGATTCCGCCGAGGTCTCCACCAACGAGACCATGATTGCCCTCGGAACCGGGACCGGGACCAAATCTGCCATCGGTTTGTGGGTTATTGAACCCAGAGAGAAGCCCGGGATTGGCATTCGCAAACGGTGCATCGGGCGAGTTAGAAAGGGTCTGGAATGATGCGTCTATGGCTTGCTGGGGGGTGCCAAACGTACTGTAATCGGCTATGGCAGGCCCACCAATGGGGCCAGCGAAGTTTGTCCCAGGGCCACCAGGGCCACCACGAGGCTCGGTGCCGACACCCGGAGTACTTGGGTTCATTGCTGCGGTGTAATCTGCTATGGCAGGCCCGCCAATCGGACCCCCGAAATTCGTCCCTGGTCCACCGGGTCCACCACGAGGTTCACCGCCGACACCCGGCGTCATTGGATTACCGGCTCGGCCACCAGTTAAATCACCATATACGGGGTCATAACTGGGAGTATTCAGTCCACTAATCGCCGCACCAGCTAGCCCCCCGGTGTATTGTGAACCAAGGGTATCGGCCCATCCGGGTTGCCCCGGATTACCAGTTGGGGCCGTCTGAGTGGTCGCGAATGGGTCATAGCCGGGAGACTGCGGGCCGCCAAGCCAGCCGCCAGCCTCGTTAAGACCAAAGCCAAGACCGGGATTATCAGAGGCCCAACCAGGAGCACCACTAAGTGTGCCCGTAGCCCCCCATCCGTTGGGGGCCGCACCCTGCCATCCCCCGCCCCAGCCATAACCAGCGGGACCGCCTACGGTATTGCTAACACCCAGACTTTGCGCCGCTGTAGCAAGGGCATCGGATTGTGCACTGGTCATGCCGACAGGATCGGCCCCAGTCCAGGGCCCATAATCACTAGTAGGGTGCCCGCCTGGATTACTTCCAATGTCACCAAAGTCGCCGGGGCCGGGGGCAACGCCGGTTGGCCCCACTTCGTAAACGCCTGGGGTTCCTACTGTCTGACCATCCGGTGTGCCGCGTCCGCCCGCACCAAGCGCGTTTTCGACAGCCGCATCCGTTACGGCACCTCTTCCTCCCAAGGCAGCACTCTGTGTATCTATCGCTGCCTGCGTCTGGTTTTGATTCATCGCGTTGGCGAGCGAGTGGGAGGCGGCAATGTCGAATGCCGTCATCCCGGGAGAACCCTGGTAATCTCCCTTGGCACCGACTGCGGCAGAAAATGCGTCTCGGGATTGCGCGCTAAAATCAGTTGCGTCCAAGCTGGTGTGGCCGGGAGCACCGGGGTCCGTAAAGGAGGAAGGCGAACCCCTCTCGGCATCCCCGACGTAACTGGGGCCACCCATCATACCAGGGCCAGTCTGGGAGCCGATATTACCCAGTCCCTGAGCGCCCAGAGCGCCCCCTACTGGAGCCCCAAAGTCGCCTTGAAAGCCGAAGCCGGGTCCGCTGTAGGAACCGCCAAAGCCATAGGAGGGGCCGCCAAAATCGCCGGTCGCCCAGCCGCCCGGTCCCATCGCGCTTCCGTAGTTGCCGAGGCCGCCGCCCCAACCGCCGCCCCAGCCCGCCCCGGTAGGGCCGCCGCCTGTAAAATCAATACCACTAAAACCTATACCACTTGGGCCGCCTTGGGGTTCACTGCCAACACCGAAAGATGCTGGATCGGCGGAGGGGCTGAAAGCCCCGCCACCCGGTGAACTGGCGTCGATCTGACCAGCATCTACGCCCGCACTAAAAGCGGCCTGATCGCCAAAACCTATGTCGCTGGGGCCGCCACCGGGTTCGCCGCCAACGGAGTCATCATCGTCACCAGCATCATCGCTGTCGTCATCACAAAAACAAATAATGTTCTTCGGACGCCACTCGTCTACTTCTTTCCAACGATCAATAGAGAGATACATTAACTATCCCCCTCGCTGGCCTTATTCGGGTCCGGAGGCGGGGGAGGCGCAGCAGGAGCGGGCCCGCCAAATCCCAGTTGCTGTGCAGTCACCCCGGGAGCAAACCCCAAGTCCTGGGGGCTCATCCCCCTCAAACCTGATTGAACCGATCCGTTGGGCAATGTAATGCTGGCGTCACCTCCGAACCCCAGTTGTTGCGCGGTCGCCCCCCTCAAACCCGTTTGCATCGACCCGTTAGGCATTCTAATGGTAGCTGATTGGTCCCCAAGAAGCCTGGGGCCGAAATTACCCGCTCCAAACGGATCGCCATAAACCGCGCCTAGTCCAGAGGGACCCGCATCGGCAAAACCCCAGCCCATTCCAGCGGCGGAAAATGCTCCGGTATCTCCAGGAGCCGCTCCCCCGGGACCAGCGAAACCGCTGGTGTTACCAAAACTACCGAAACCGAGGCCGCCGCCGTAACCGTCAAAACCGCCAAGTCCCCCGAAGCCACCGGCGAAGCCGCCAATGCCGCCAGAGGACATGCCGGTGCCGAAGCCATCGCCAGCGGTGCCCTGACCACCCCAGCCCGCACCAAAGCCACCACTGCCAAAGCCAGAGCCTTCACCTTCACCGTCGTCGCCGTCGCCGTCACACATGATCAAATCGTTTCTTTTTGAAATTTCTGTTCAAGACGATTAGCGTCCGCAATAGCCTTAAGTTCGCGCTCGTTAAATTCCTTGCGCGGAATAGTACAAAACCTATAAACCAGTCGTTCGGCCGATGCCCCAATCAAGGCTATAATCTTCGGGCGCTCCTCAATTGGCACGCAAGCATGCTTGAAATACTCGGTACCATAAATGCTGTGGAATAACCCGGCGATGCAAACGTGCTCGGGTTCTCCCCACTTACAAAGGATGTCATAGGTTCCCTTGAGATGGTCCCAAAGTGTCCTACCCGAGTGCGTGACTTCCTTGGCGCCTATTTCGGTCAAAAAACTTTCGTATTTGGCAGGTATGGTATAATTGGGTTGGGCCAAGTATGTCTTGAACATGAGGGTAATGCGCATGACCGGACAGGTGCGCGATACCCCGCGCCCGACATGCGGGACATCCCCCGGGAACATGATAAGCCGGTTGGGCTTGGGATAGACGCAACCGATAATATCGGTCTTCTCCTTGTTGAAGAAGACGGTTTCCCCGCCCCAGTTCGGCTCCCAGGTTTTGTGTGGATAGTAGATAATCGTGAAGTTATCAGGCTTGGTAGAATCGGTATGGATCGTTCCATCCATGCCGTAAGTAAAGGCGTTAGCGTAGCAGCGAATCAGGGTATGCCCATTGGCTCGCAGTCCGGTCCAGAAATCAAATAATAGCGGAGCCTTTTCGCTCAATTCCTTCGCGCAATCGTATGGTTCCTGCTTATCCGGGCCGTTAGTCTTTCTGTGTCCGGCAAAATGCTTGTGCCAGAACGAGAACTCATCTACGAGGCTACGGGACTTCCAGCCGTGCTCCCATCCCGCCCCCTCCAGGAAGTCATAAAGGGTCTTCCGGGTGTCTTCCAGCAGGACGTTATCAAAAAGCTTCACAGTTTCAGGTCCTCCCAAGCCTGGATCATGTTTTCCAGCTTGGGCCTCTCCCAGACAATGCGTTGGTTTTCAGTCGCCCAAGGAAGTTGTTTGTAGGGCTCCGTCCCGACGAAGCGCCTCCACCCCGCCTCCCATTCGGGTTGATAATCGCTGCTATTGTTAAGCTGCTGGAACAGTATCCAGGGGTTCGGAAGCATCCAGGCTAGAGTCGCAGGCCCGTTGGAGGTGAAAATGTTACATTTGGCGCTTTTGTAGAGCGCGACCCGGTATAGGAGGTCTTTCGAGGCTTCCGGGCACGTGGGCCAGCCTGGGATTGCTTCATCGGCCTTGGCCGTATCACGTACAAAAAGCACCCGCTCACCACGATCAGCAAGATACTTTGCAAAATCAATCCAAACGCCAATAACAGAGTTACGGTGCTCGACATGACCCGCCTCCCTTAGAGTGATAACGACTGGCGGGATTTTGCTTTCCACCGTGATCGGGGTCTGAAGTTCTGGGAACTTTTGCCCCTTCTTGTACAGAGCTATTGCCGGACCCCAGGCATGGGTATCATCGGTCTGCCCGAGAAGTGCCGTCTCATCTTCGACCGCCCCCACCAGCCTCAACATGGGAAGTATGATGTTGTCGAATTGCTTTCTTCGCCTTCCGCCTTCTCCCAAGGCGTCGTCCTTGTCGTTGTTTTTACCGAAAAAGAACCCGACTTTTAAGGGTGCGGGGGCTCCAGCGGCCACCCGGCACATTTCCTTGTGAATCAGCCAGGGAAAGAAGTCGAAGGATGCCGGAGCCCGGGTCATGTTGGCAAAAACGTATTGCGGACCCAGTTCTCTCGCAGAATCGTTCTGCTGGTTGTCAATTGTCGTATGAATATGCCGCGTCATTCTCTGAAGAGCGAAGAGGTGGGCGAAATCGTACCCATTCTCTCCCGCTAGAGCCATGTCGATGGCGTTAGGAACCGGGTTTTCGACGTTGGCGGGGTGACAACCTATGAAAATGACCGAGGCGTAGCGGCCCTCTTTGATGCTTTGAGCCCACTTTTGGCCCATATCGACAAGCCTGGTGTATTCAGACAATTTTCCCTCCGGAAATGAAAAAGGCCCCGGAAAGGGGCCTTAAATCTGCCGAGTGATGCACGTTGCACCTTGCCCGCTCGGCGCGGGGCCTCATGAGTCAGGTAGACGGTGGCGACAAAGCTCAGGATTACTCAGGAGCCGCCCCCTCCTTGAAGGGGGTTGCGATTATCGCCACCGCCTAGCACTGTGGGGCTAGCTCGGGCCACTGGTCCTATCCGAGCGTTAATGGCACCCTGCCCTCGCGGAGTCAGGAGCCCTTTTCTTACCTCTAAGACGCTATAAGGTCCCTCTTATGCTATCCCCAATGCCCTTTCTTCCGACCCAGCCAAATATTTCGAACCCGTCTAGCCTTAAGCTGTCCACCCAAGCCAAGGCCTCCTCCCAAGACGGGAATTTGCGATATTCCTGAACCATCCACCAGTTCGGGGGCCACTTGTAGACAACGGACATGTCGCACATCATGCTATCCCTAATCTAGGATATTCGATCTTTTTGTTGAAGTAGTTTCCGGCGTATTTATCGTCAATGCCCATGGCAAGGTAGCGAAAGGCATCCGCAGCGTGGGAAGACCAGTCATGGACAGGTCGTCCCTGTAAAAGAGGCTGTTTAGTGTTTGGGTCGACGTGGTGTTTATCCACATTGGCTCGGTAGAGGGTGAGGGCCTCGACTCCTCGTGTGGTTTTGATCCCGTCGAACCAGCACTTTGGGAGGAGCAGTCGTCCGGCGTTAATACCGTCCTCAATGCGGTGTTGAGGGACGACACGAGTGTTGTTGAGCCCAAGGCTCGAAAGAGTTTCCACGCGAGTCTTGCCCGTTCCAAGCTCCTTAGCCTGGGCATCGTGTGGTAGTAGGTGATATGCATATACGTAGTTTCGGGCACGAAGCTCGTTAACGTAATGTCCAAGGTCAGAGCCGCTTTGCTCGTAGTAGTCGATGAGGTGGATTTCCCGCCCAACCACCTGGGCAAACCAAATCGCCGTGGCGTCCTCGATTCCCAGGTCCCACGCGGTCCAAACGGGTGTAGACGGCTCATAAGGGACACCAGTGACCCTACCCTCCTCCTTGGCCGCTGTGATAAACTTGGCATAATAGGCTCCCTGGATCGCCGCTTCAAAATTACACTCGTACTCCTGGGCGTACTGGTCCTCCGTCATGCTCTCCCGAGCACTTTCGAGTTCCTCGGGTTTGAAAAGCCCGGACTCCGATGCCTTCAGCATCATGGAGAACCAGTCGGATTTCCCCTGTGCGTCCACCCATGTTTGATAAAAGGCGTTATGTCCTCTTGGAGTTCCAATAATGACGGCCCAGCCGTTATTGGAACTCAGTGTAGGCCTAACGACGAGGGGCCATACAGTGGGGTCCCAGTCCGCGAACTCGTCTGCGACAAGGCCGTGAAAGTGGTTTCCTCGGATGGCATCTGGATTATCGGCCCCGAATAGACGCAGCGAGACCCCATTACCAAAATCAACGCGGAGTTCACTTTCATTAATCGCAACCCCCAGACCAGCAAGCCTATTGCAAGCCGCGCGCACATAGTCCCAAGCCACCGACTTAGCTTGGTTGCGGTATGGGCCGACATAGGCAAATTTGGCTCCCGGGGATGGGGGTTTGATGCACTTGCCATCGCGTTTCCTGTAATGGCCGATAGATGCGGTTTTGGCGTGATCTATGAGGTCGTTAATGGTCGCGACGGTCTTCCCCGCCGCCCGGTGGCATACGAGGCAGGAAAATCTCTGTGCTCGCTTGTGGAACTTTATGAATTGGGGTCTGGGACGGTAGCCGGTATCTAGCTCTTGCATTTAGTCTCTAAAGGTCTGGGCCCACATCCACGAACTGATCATGCCGCATGCGACTAGCCCGACAACTAGGCCGCACAACACGCCAATTGAAAACGCCTCGAATATCCAATCCATATCCCCTCCAATAATCCCCCCTCCGAGTGGTTAGTCCAGAGGGGGGGGTTCTTTCCTCCTGTACAGAAAAGACACAAGCAAATCACCGTTACCAAAAGTCGATTACTAAGTCAAGAAATTTTATGAGATGACATCCCCCTGTCCCTTGCCCGAGGCTGTCTGCCACGCTGCGAGGGAGGGATATTGAGCATTTGCCCACCAGAAGTTCACGGTTCCGCTCTGGATATGGTAAGTGTTGTTGTGGATGCTCACGGCGGGAGTAAACGTAGAATTGGTTCTTGCATTGATTGGCGTGGTCTGTCCGTAGATGTCGGCACTCAACGTAAGCGTGTTGCGTGCGATTTCGCCAGTAAATGTACCCCCACCAGTGATGGAAATACCAACCGCGCCCTGATTGGGGTTCTGATAAAGCTGCCCAGTATAGACACGGTTATTGCTGACGAGGTTGTCGGTTACATCTAGGGCAGGGTTTCCTCCGGGGATTGAGATACCAATCTCACCAAACCCGGTATAGCCGCCCCAGCAGTTATTCGCGGAGGTGCAATTCCTGATGCCGTTGCGTGTCCAATTCGGATCGCCGTTCGAGAATAGCAGAAAGCCGCTATTGAAGTTGTCGTGCGCAAGGCAGTGGTCGATATAACAGTCTTGGCAGTTGTTATCGATGTCAAAGCCGATACGATCGACGCCTGGAGTCCACGGGCTGGGCTGGATGCGATAGGCCTCGCAGTTGCTAACGATTACCCCCCGGCAATCCGAGAGCAGGATGCCAGCGGGCCCACCACCCTCATTGTAGAAGTTGGCTCCACAATCGTGGACGGTGCAGTTGGTGATACTTCCGGTCTGTATCCCGGTGAAGCCGATGCCGTTCCCCATGGGAGGATAGGCCAATCCCGAGGCTAGCCCTACGGGACCTCCACCTATGTCCCAGACCTGGGTATTGGTAATCGTGACGTTCTTGATGGGGCCACCACCAAAGCCCCCAATGCCCTGGTCATCGGTGGACTTAGGACCGTTGAGACCGTGGACCTTGCAGCTAACAATCGTGATACCATCAAAACCGGCCCCTCCGGTCCCCTCCCACATGATGTTTGCCCCCCAATCGCCTTGCAGAGGCGCTCCAGGGAAGTCACCTACCGTGGCTGCGAACCAGGAGAAGCCACCAACATCGCAATTCTTGATGACGGTATTGAGGACGGGTTGACCGGTGAGGTTCTGCAACATGATCCCGGCGCGAGTTGTCTTTGTGCCACCGCGTACGATGACGTTGTCTATTGTACAATTGGACTCGCGAATAGTTACCGCCCCCAAGTCGGCCTTGCCTGCGGAGGTGATGGTCGCCGGGTTTAATGGGTCTTCTGACGTCAGTGTACAGTTCGCAGGCAGAATAAGGTTGGCTACGAAAGAGCCGGTTAGCTTTACGGTTGATCCTGCTGGGATGGTCGGAATGGGTCCGCTGTTGACGTGGATGACGTTGCCTGTTCCCCCGCCTCCAGCCGGGCCCGGAGGACCCGTAGGTCCAGTTGGACCTGGAGGGCCTGCTGGACCAGTAGGTCCCGGTATTCCTTGTGGTCCCGCTGCTCCTTTTGGTCCTGGGGTTCCGATGGATTGCACATATGCTTTGAGCGCGGTTATGAGCGCATCTGATAAAACTGTCATTCCACCTCGGGTATTAGGTCAATCTCTTCATCCAAAAAGTCTGCGCCCTCCTTGGCCGCGTTATTGGGGTTGGGCCAATAAGAGCGTTTCTCAATAATCCCCACCCTTATATTCATGCGGTGGTTCCTCTCTTCCAGGCGGTCAAGACGGACCTGGACCGATCTTTCAAAGCGCCAATTCGCATAATACATGCCGCATATGCCGAGTACTATGCAGATGAGTGCAAGCAGCATCATTTAAGCCTCGCCCTGGCCTTCTTGATGATATCGGTGGCTTGGGCCGGGGTCAGACTCTTGCCCCGCTGTTGGGAAGCCCGGGAGATTGCATTGCGGGCGTGCGACTTGTCCTCAATCGGATATTTCCTCGCCCCCGGCTCGGCAAATTCCCTGGTGGGAATCTTGCTACGCGCCCTCGCTGTCAGCTTCATGACGCCTCCATCAAATAAATTGAAATCCAAAATCCCAATCCCAAAAAATTGGAAAACCGGGATTGGATACACGGGGACCTAGTCCAAATCTGACGTAGGCCTTCTGCTCAGGAAAAGGTACCCCCGTACCCTCTTTCTACCTAGGTAAGTTCACTATCCCGCCATACACGGGATCATTCCTTATTGCCTTAATAAGTCTAGCGTACTGACGCCTTGGCGCTGATGGTTTGGGTACTCTTGGCCCACGCTCGGACGCAGCTCGCATGTCCACCCCATGAAGACGCATGTGTGATGCGTGATCCATCAGGCATAGGTTAGTGGGATCGTCGTTGCTGTGATCCCCGTCGATATGGTGCACGTCAAATCCCTTGGGTATCTCAGCCCATTCAGGATTGGCCGCCAAGAACGCCGCTCTATGTTTGCTCATTACAACCTATTTACAACTCATAACCCGTGTTTTGGGGCACCGAACATAACGTGAACAACTAACGCGTGTATTCCCATGCGCTTCCCATACTCATGGGCTGTACCCATAACACTAGTGATATCAATGTGTTAGTACAGTGGACCTGGAGTGCAGCTATCTCCAGTACCATAGCGCAGGGTCTACCCATCGCCACAGCCTGCGTACCCTCACAGCACTGAGATCAGCTGCGTACAGCCGGGGTAAATCCACTGTTTCCCACATTGTTTGCCCTCAACTGTAGCGCCGCGCGCGTGGCTTTATCCCTAATCCAGGCATAAACATGCTCATCGAGCGTCTCATTCCACAGGCGCTGCCACTCCTCGTCATCTGTCACAGGTGTTAGCTTGTCCTTTTCCCAGTTATTCATCATCCTCGGCCCTCGGTACTCCAGTCACTATCACCCCTATTGGACCTAATTCATCATCTTGTCCTATGGATTGTGGGACTTTCCCCTCTAATCTGTCCGCCATTTCTTTAAAAGCACTTACATCGCCGTCCATTGCCTTCATTGCAATAGCATATACTAGTTTATCCATTAAATCGGGGTGATTTCCGGTAGGATCGAACAGCCTGTTGAATGCTGCTCTTACCTTCCTTTTATCCGCCTTGCGCTCTTGCATCTAACTACCTGATATCGTTACTATTCTTCATGTTGCTCCTGGGCAACACCTTTGGCCTTTTCCACTCTTGCCCTCAATGCGGTCTCTAGCCTGATATGCATGAGCTTATCCAGGCCGTCTATCTGCTCTGGTGTGGCTGTGTCCAGCCATGCCTGGATTGCCTTGGTCAGCTTATTCACTTTGGCTTCCGCACCGGGCCGAATGACGGCGCCTCTCCACCCTGGTGGACGATCCTCGAGGTATCTTCACAGTTCTTTGGGGTCAGCTTGATGTTCATAATTATTTTCCCTTTCATCAAATTATTTGTTGACAAGCTATTTGATATGTGAGACTATCAATCATCGGAACAAGAGGAGAGGGATATGCCCCTAAGAGAATATCCTAATTACCGCATCGCAAGCGATGGCAAACCGATTCCAACCTATACCGTGGTTGAGAAGCGGACTAACGAAAACATCAGCCATCATGAAACCGCGCTTGAAGCGCGAACTGCGGCACGACGCTATCAGGCCGCTGACGACCGCCGCTAATCATCTAATCGGGCCAGTCATGCCCTTGTTGCTCTCGCCCTTTTCCTCTGATTGCTGCTTGCCCTGACTGATATCTGTCCCCTGCGTTACCCGCCCGGGATTGCCAGACGCAGGCGCGTCCTTGTGAGGGTTGTTGTGGTACGGGCCCTCATCCTTACCCTTTGCCATTATTTATGCCCCTTGTGTGGGAGGCCCTTCACGTGGACGGGCTCAACATCCTTCACATAAGCGGGCTCATAAGCATCGGATTTAGGTTCGGCTTTGACCGGCTCGGGGTATAGCTTGTCTTCAAGCTCCTTTGTAACCTGTGCATCCAGGGTCCTGTGAGCATATTCCTGGAGCACGACTTGCAGTGCCTTCTTATCCATATTTATTTTTCCTTTTATCAAATTATTTGTTGACATGCTATTTGATGGGTGCTAGTCTCTGATTATCGAAACAAGGGGGACTGACATGGATACCTACAAAATCAAACTTCTCGCAAGCAAGGCCGGATCAATCGGAACCAAGTACAACATAGTCAGACACTACACGATTGAAGCGATTGACCAAAAGGAGGCGGAGGACAGGGCGCGAGAACTTGCTTATGCAGAGGGGCTTGAACATACCCTCATCGTGTCGCCGCGCGACTAATCATCGGATCGAAACAAGGGGAGACGGAAATGTACACAATCCTTACCGAGGACCAGATTGAACGCCTAGTTGAACGCGCAATGAATAAACTGGATGCGCGTTTGATGGGCGGCACACTAAGCCAGGCCGACTACGATCACGAAGTCATGATCCTAGATAAGTGGGCACAGCAACAATACGACGCACGCTAATCATCGGATCGGGGGATCACATGACATACCTAATCGACTACTTCCAGGAGCGAATGGAAGCCGGACGCGCAAATGCCAAACGGGATCGGGATCGCGGCGGGAGTGCAGTTAAAGTATTTGCTACCTCTGCCGCACTCTATCGCACTCGCGCGCCGCTTACCGAGGAAGATATCTATAACCAACGGCTGCACGAAACGCACCTGGATTGCTACGCGGCGGTAGAATTTACCCTGTTCTCAAACGAATGGGAGGGGTTGGGGTCATGAGAGCAATAGCAGAGACATTCCTGACTTGGAACATCATAGCCGGGGCACTATCCGGTCCTGGTATCGCTATAGCTAAGATTACACTCGCAATGATGGGAGGCTGATATGCTTTGGCCAATCTTCGTAATGACCGCAATCCCTCTCGGCATTGGCCTTTTGTTGGCCAGCGTGGAGATATACCTAGAAGTAAGGGGAGGCTGATATGAAAGCCATTCGAACTAGATACATCGGACCGTCAAATACCAAGCCGTCGCGCATAGTCGCGGAAACGGGCGAACACGGGCAAAGGATTATGACAAGCTATTCTAGCGACCTAGACGCCAATAAAGCACACGCCCAAATAGCGCGCGCACTTGCTGATAAGTTTGGCTGGAAAGGCGAACTAGTCGGCGGCGGGTTCCCGGATGGAACCATGGTTTGGGTGTTCGCCGACTCACCGGATAAGGCTTAGCAAATGTCTGACATCCTATCGTTCTGCCTCGAAACACTAACAGAGCGTCCCTACAACATGGATAGTGGTGACCTAATCGAGGAGAGATGCAGACTACTACGCAGATTGTCGGCGGATCGGCCCATGAACTCGGGCAAGGCCGCACTCATAAAAGCAGTCATCGACTATCTTAACTACCATATCGAGGATCAATGGGAGGCAAGCAAATGAGCGAGCATACACCGGGGCCGTGGCAAGTTGACTATGAGTTGCTTGCCACATTTGAAAACGATGGGCGCACCGAGGAGCTAATCGAAATTGTAGGGGACAGTCGCGGTAATACCCCATGTTACGCCACTAGTAAGGTGGATGCCCGCCTAATCGCAGCCGCACCCGACATGCTGGCGGCGCTGAAGGAGCTTGACGACACGGTGAACGAACCTAACGACCATAAGGACGGATGGGAGGCCGCGCTAGAACGCGCATCAAATAAAGCCCGCGCAGCCATCGCTAAAGCGGAGGGCAAGTCATGAAACCGAAGAAAATTATAACCCGATATGATCCTCCGCCAATTCCAACGCGGAGGTATGACTGGCGGGCCTACCTGCAAGAATGGGACATTGATGACCCCATTGGCTTTGGCAACACCGAGGCAGAAGCCCTTGCCGATCTGCGGGAGCAACTAGACGAGAAAGCGGAGAAGGGATAACACAATTCGACCACAATCAGTCATCCACGCCGCCGACAACCACAAAGAGCAACCACTCCAAAAACATCAAGAACCATTCCATAAGAATAACACAATTCGAACACAATCAGGCCGGGATGTCAGGTTCTGGCCTACCCCTATCATTTGCAGCCCTCGCGGCCACAGCATTTAGGTATCTGAGTAGTCCTACAGGGTCATCCCGCCAGAAAGGGGCAGGCGCGGTCAGCAGTGCGTTTTCTAGCGCGACCTTCATCACCCTAGCCTCATTCCGTTCAAACTCACCAGCGGCCATCCCTGGGCCTCCCTTGCGGTTTCTATTTCGGCTCTTCAGTCAGGAATTTGACCTATCGCCCGACAACGGGGCCCAGCCAGGAGGGAGGGGCAACGGGCTGGGGGCCAGGGACCAAATACGGCCCCTATGGGATTGGGCCGCATTAGGCGTGACGGGCTCGACTTATGCGAACTGCGCGGCCCCATTGCCTAGGATAGCTGCCCAAACAGAAAACCCGCCACGGAGGGCGGGTAAATCAGTTAAAAGGGGTACGCTTCCCCTCTTACTTATATAGTAGCATACTCGAAGGGCCAAAGTCAAGCTAAAGCCCCCAAAACACTGATAATTTCTCCAATCCGACCAACAAATCTTTCCTTGCCTGCGGCCAGCCTAATTCGGCAAATTCCAGTGGCAGCCCACTACAAGTAACTAATTCCACAATGCGCGAGCGCACCATTCCCACATGCTGAACCGCAGCCCGATATTCCAATCGGTGTGTTCGCTCGAATTCCGATCGAGGCATGCCCCCAAAGTTATCACCGCCAATAGCGCGCATGGGGCTATCGTGATTGATCGCGGGGACCGTGCCAGCCAAGCCCGCATGGTACCAATGATGGTGATATTTATCGCCCGCCTCATACAGCGGTCTGGCGATAGCCCCGTTGAGGTAGAGTCGTCCGAGGGGATGGTCCATCATGGTTAGGACCTTAACCTCCCGGGCATCCCCCTCCTCCCAATAACCCTCTGCCCTGAGCAGTCTCTCAGGGGTAGGATCCGAGCGGCTGATACGCCGCATAGGTACCACAACCCCCATCATGGAACCTTCTCAGGTACTCTCTCGGGTTTCGCGGGCTCGCTCTCCGGTGGTTGGGCGTTGGGATTGACTTCCCCCGGTACGGTCTGTGGTACCAACACCCGGCGCTTTACTGGTTCTCCAATCTCAGCCATCATCAACCCTCTTTTCCGCCGTGGCTCTCAGTATTAGTTGGATGTAGCGGTAGAGCAGGAGGCGCACGAGCCTCCTCCTCACCTGCTCTTGCGCCGGTCCCATATCCGATTGAACTCTGCCAACGTCATGTGCTTGGCCTTCAAATGCGCCATCAGATTAGCCTCTTGCCCCACATAGCAATGGCTATATTCACCCGTCCCTAGTTCTGGTCGCTGCTCCTCGCGCGGGTCCGTTTGCGATGTTGCGTACACTGGTTCCTGATACACAAACTTTCTGCACACTTCACCCGGCTTCACCTGCCTGCCATATTCCAACCATTTGGTGGTGGTGCGCCACTGCTCAGTGTTCATATGGGTTTCCTATTAGGTACCTGTCCGATGGAGAGGGAGGGTTCTAGGCCAGCACCCCCTTACCCCCACGGAATGAAACCGTGTAGGGCAAGGAAGCTGGCCTATGTCTGTCCGACGGAGCCGGGATGGGACATAGCCAGTGTCAGGCATTTATTCGCTTGCGCATCCTGACTGGTTCCAGGGCAGCTACAGCAAACCCGTTCACCTACACCCTGCGCATGCCGGGTTACGCCCGGATCGTCTCCAAACACGGGATTGCCTCGACCTCACACACATCAACAAGAAAGCCATCCCGCTTGATTGTGATGCCCTGGCAATGCCGGTCATCATCGGTAAGTCCGTAGTGGACCAGAAAGTCCATGATGGGCTTGATCCGATTATCTATGTCGCCGCGCATTCCCCAAGGAACTTGTATTGATACTCGGTAGGGACCATGGACCGAGGACGGCCTTAGTTTCATGGCGCATAGGTATGCCTCGCTCAACCAAGCGTCATATTTCTTGGTCTTGAACCGCCCTCTCTTGCCGTTGGCGTATAGATTATTGGTCGAGGGGGGGAGCGGCAGTGTTAGCTTTAGCATTGCGCCTCTTATCGCTCCATTTCTTCCGCGCAGCGGCCTTCTTGGCCACTACGTCGCTAATTACATAGCCTCTGGGATGGGGAAGATTGTGGGCGTGACAGTAGGAATTGACCGCCCACATAACGGTAGTGTGGTCCACGCCTAGAAACCTGCCTATTGTGGGGAAGGAACCAGTCGTATCCCTCGCGGCGCGATAGCAAAACTCCCACCGGGCCCGCACGTTAGCGCGATGGCGCACCTTACATAGAATATCGTGGGGCTTGAGGTTGTGTTTTACGGCTATCATCGCCAAGATTCGGTCCATCTGTGATGGCGAAACCTTCCTTTTAGGGGGTTTCTCCACGACCTCTTGGGGAATTACACATGGCAATAGTTGAAGATCGAGCGATCTTGTGGCCAAGTGGGCGTGGTGGGTGAGGAGCCTCAGCTCGAACTCGTCCAATGCCCTCATTTCTGGTCCCATAATGAGTGGTGGGCGTCAAAGCCGCGCTCGTGCAGCATCTCGATCATCTGGTGGTATCGGTCGCGGGGAAAGTGGTTGGCCTTCCACATATCAGCGGTACTTCGGTGCTCATCGGCGATGCCACAAAGCTGCCTGACGGCTCGCATCCCCCCTAGGGCGACAATGACCTCGTCAACGCTGTAAAGCTGCCTCATTTCGGCAGATTAAATCAAGCATTTTGAAAAATCAAGCGTAAAAATATGTTTTGTGGCGCGATTGAACAAAAAATGGCATGATGCTATATGCGCAACAAGATGGAGAGCGCGATTATGGCTCGCCGGGGCAGGCCCCCAGCCCCCGCGCAAACCCCGGAAGGGTGGCGCATTCAGGCGCTGATGGAAATCTACGGGCTCTACACGCCAACCGAGTTTGCCGAGGAGATAGGCGTCAGTCAGCCCAGACTATCCAATGTTACAGCCGGGGTCAGCCCATTAAGCAAGGAAATGGCGTGGGCCATCCATGACCGATTCCCCGATGTGGGGGTCGAGTTCCTATGGCGGGGATACCCGGAAGGGGTCAGGTCTCTGGAGCTTGCAGAGAAACTGAGGCAGTACGAGCTTCGCCGGAAGGTCAGGCTATTCTCAAAACGCTAGGCATCTGGATATTCCCCGGCGGCCCTCTTGCGCTCCACTATTCCCAGCAACTCCTCCAGTATTTGCATGTCTTCTTGGTAGGAATTGCTTGGCAACATATCGGCCAGCGTTATTGCCGTTGCCGCGCAACCCAGCATTATAGCCCTGGTTGCTTCCATCTCGTCCCTCGATGAGGCCCGTTCACCCTCTCGTGATGGTGGCACAGTGCCGCCCACTTTGCAACTTTTCTAAGCAATGGATCAGGAGATTTGTTCCCTTCTCGTTCTAAAATTACAAAATAATTTGAAGTAGTGATTGACTTGTTCAAATAATTTGTTATGGTGCCTCCTTCAGATGGAGGCAGGAAGAATGGATACCCAACTCGCAGAACGCACCGAAAAGCGGCAGGTGGCGCGGCCACCGCACGTTCTCGTTCCTCTTATCAAGAGGGACCTTGAGCAGGGCCATGAAGCAGCAAACCGCGCCAGCGTTCCTTATTACCGCGCGGCCGGTGAGAAGATGATCGAGGCCAAAGAGCAGTTGAAACATGGCGAGTTCCAGCCATGGCTTAAGCGCCATTTCACAATCTCATACGACACTGCCAGACGATACATGGGCTTCGTAGATGCAGAAAAAACGCAAGCTCGCGTTTTTTCGAGCATCAACTCGGCGCTAAAGGCCAGCGGCAATAACGGCTATATGCCGAATAAGCCCCGTCCGCAGCCTTGGCACGAGCCCGTCAAAGAAATCATTGACCGCACCAAGCGCGAGCAAGAGCGCGTCACGCGACTTTACGCGGATGAGATAACCAAAAAACAAGAGCGCGAAGCGCAGCGCGACCTATCTCTCCGCCTTATCGACATTGGGTACAAAGTTCTGGCCAAAGAGTTGCACCCCGACAAGGGGGGTTCTCGCGAAATCATGGCTCGCCTCAATAAGGCGCGCGATCATCTGAAACAAATGGCGTGAGGGAGGACAACATGAATAACCTTGAGCTAATCAGGACTAAGCCTTCTGTAGTTAAGGGCGACGATGGTAAGGAGCGTATTGATACCGGCAGATATTCCAGGCAAGCGCTTGCCAATCATATCGCCAGCCATCCGGGCGAAATCTTCACAGCAAGGGACCTTGCAAAGATAACTCCGGGCGGGGCCCATAAGGGCAACGTTGAGAAGGTACGCCGCGATCTGCGCATCATCTCTGATCTTATAATTGACGCCGGGATTGGTGCGGTAGTCGAGTGGTCGGGGCGCAAGATCACTGGAATTGCCCGCTACAATCCACAAAGCGAATACCACCTAAGGCTGGCGTCCCAGGAGATATCGCTTCGTCAGCGCCGAAAGGATGGCTCTGACGAAAAATACTTGCGCGCTCTTGATGCGCTGCCACTGCCGCCGCCTGCCATCGGTCCCTAGGGGCCCCTCGGAGCAACTCCCCGTGAACACCCACGGGACCCGAGGGGTTTTTCACCACCGTGCCTGGAAGCGAAAAGGCCAAGGGATAATCGCTTCTACAACAGAAGAGAAAACAACATGAAACAACATACCATCAATGTGGGTGGCAACAAAACAAGCATTAGCCTAGAGCCCGAATTCTGGGCCGAATTCAAAGCAATCGCGGCTGCAAAGCAATGGCAACTCGTCAAGCTGGTGGATCACATCAATCTCACGCGCAATCGCGGCAACCTATCGTCGGCGGTGCGGATTTACATTCTGGGATACCTCAAGGAAGAGAAAACAACATGAAACCCCTGATCGATCCCCTCATCCAGTGGGAAACGACCACCCTCGATAGCAGGGCCGCCGCGCTACAGGCCGAGCTTTATATCGACGTATATCGGCACGATGCAGAGCGAACAATAGAACGCATCGAATTCCTGAAGAGGGAGAAGGTGCACGAAATCTTGCAGGCCAACAAATGCATCTCGCATCTTAGATGGCAGTATCAGCGCCAGCCCGACGAGGGCGATCGGGCGCAACCGGAGGCGGCAGAATGACCAGCATCCCGAAAGAAATCGCCGACTTCATGCAGAAATACGGCGTGTTGTCCGATGAGGTTTGGCTGCTCCCCGGTGGTAAGTCCTATGCCGTCAAGCATAAAGCTCTGGAGCGTATCGCTGGGGCAAAGGAAATGGTGGTTGAAAGCCTAAAGGTTCTTGCACTCAATCAGACCGACAAGACCGCAGCCATGGAAGCCATCGTTAAGATGGGGGACAGGCGGGTGATCACAACCGGAGAAGCCGCTCCCTCGAACAACAAGAACGCCTACCCCTTAGCGATGGCTGAGAAGCGAGCGCTGGACCGAGCCTACCTCAAACTGCTTGCGGTACATGGTGATATCTACTCCGAGAGCGAGGCAGATGAGTTCGGCGATCCAGGGCAAGGGGAGAAGGGGCGGCTACTGCCGAGTTCTCAGTATGCCCGCAACGAGTGTGACAAGCTCATGCGCAGCATGCGGGACTGCAATTCGGTAGACATGCTGGAGGCGTGGGGCAAGGCGCACCGGGAAGAAATTAGGGCACAACCTGAGAAGTTCGCCACGGCCATCCGCGAGCTATACGCAGAGACTTTAGATGCCCTTAGGGAGCAGGCAGCATGAGAGAACAGCAAGACAATGACGGCGCCCTCTTCAAGGTAGAGGGGCCAAAGGAGAAGGACTGGCACGACGACTACAAGGGGTCGGCCATGGTTGGAGGGAAAGAGTATTGGGTCGGGTTGGCAAAGCGGACATCGAAGGCCGGGGAGCCTTTCTTGAAGCTAAACTTTCGGCCCAAAAACCAGCCCCCGGCCAAGGAGACAATGGCTGGTGATATAGACGACGAGATACCATTCCGATGATTGTCAGCGAGAAGAACGTGAGCGATGCCCTTACCTATTTAGCGGATGACCCGCACCCCGTCGCGCTGGCGCGCAAGGACATGACGGACTGCGAGAACCACTCGGATGAGGTTTATTCGAGGCTATTCTTGGCTTCTGGAGGAGCCTCCGTTGCGGCCAAAGAGGCCGAGGTCAGGAGTAGCGGCGAATACCAATCCGTAAAACAGGAAGAGGCCAAGGCGGAGTGCGAGCTAGAGCGTCACAAGGCTCGCGTTAAGGCCGCCGTGATGCTTATCGAGGTCTGGCGCAGCGAGAATGCCAATATCAGGGCGGCTGAACAGGTTCGATGAGGAGGGTTCGCGATGAAATACACCTTTGTAGGATTCGAGAACTCCCTTGTCTTCGATGTGGCGGAAGACCCGTCGATGCCGCCCATATCCGGCGTACTGATCGGACTTTCGGTAAGGATAATCCGGGTATGGGAGCAAGACCACACGACTGGTTTACGGTTCCCTTGTGTCGCCACTGCCACGATAGGCAGCATGCCGTTGGGGAGGAGAAATTCTGGAAAGGGGTGGACGCTATCAGAGTTGCCGCAGCCCTCTACCTCGCCCCCGACCTTGAGACATGCGAACAAATCATAGAGGCGAATAAGCCATGAAACGAGAGAGCCCTGAGTGGCCAAAGTTAACGGTCCCGTGCCCGGATGAGATCGCGGGCGATTTATTGCGGTATTGGGATTGGATACTCACGCCCCGGGAAGGGGAATGGGTCCACCCGGAGGATAAGAAAAGCCAAAAGAAGTATCGCGCTGCAATCAAAGTGTTACTGGAATTTTTCGAATAACAGGAGATGAACAGATGCTCTACGATCCGAAATGGGAACAGAAGAACACGCTCCTAGGGTTGATAGCTTGGCTAGAAACGCAAGACCCGGATACGCACTATGACTACATTGATGCCTCTAACTGCGTCGTGGCCAACTATCTCAAGTTCCTCAACGTAACGCCATTCGATCTTGACCCGATACAATTGAGCGCACTACACCCGCACCTTAACATAATAGCCCACGACTACCAATACCCCGGAGACTGGACGTATGGGGGCGCACTTGCGCGCGCACGGGCGGTGCTATGACTTGGTTCCTTGGGGGCACCGTCGCCCTGACCATCGTGGGGATTTTGATCTTTGCCGCATTCTGGATAGCGCGCGGCTACAACCATCCGATCTGACATGGGCCTTCTCCGCACCGACAACGGCAACGCGCTTGGCGCTGGATACGTGAACGCGCGCTATGCGACGGTCGATCGTGGTGCGCTTTGGTTTTGGGCAATCTAACAGGAGGTATCAAATGCTCTGGCACATGATGAGAATGGCTGCCATTGCCCGTCATCGGGCGGTATGGATCGCGGAGGGAGCTAAGCCGGAAACGTGGCCCGCGCATATGGCACTAATACGGGCCGTCTATGGATACTGAGTAGCGGGGAGCCCATTGGAGACTGCACTGCTGCAAAGGGTCAGGCAGGTCGCAAAGCGTGCGCTAGATGACACGGCCGCCTCATCCCCTTTGTCAAAGGGACCGGGGCCGCTGGCGAGGCTTGGAAGTGCGATCATAAAACGAGGCGTCCAGTAGCAACGCCTACCAGTGGGTTCCACCACTACTCAGGAGAGCGAAATGACCAAGCCCGATCCTTTCTTTCTCCTCTTTCTTATCTATTGCGTTGCAGGGCCGTTAGCGCTGCTAGGTCTTCTGGTCGCCCATTGGCTGGGCATCCCTGGGTATGGAAACTGACATGACCGAGCCCGTCGTCTACACCGTGACCCAATTCTGCGCAATGATGCAGTTTTCTCGCGACACGTTCGAAGGCTTGGTGAGGCGCGGAGAGCTGGCCGCATTCAAGGTCGGTCGCCGTACGTATGTGGCGAAGGAGGAGGCCGAGAGATGGTTTCGCGAAACACGGCTGGCGTCCCATATCCCGTCCCATATTCAGACCCACGGTTCTGGCCTAAAGCCAGCGGTGCCGAGCGGCAAGCGGCGGAGGCAAGCCGTTGCAAAGACTGGCACAAATACCCAATCAGCGGTCTAGGGCGGCAATGAGCGGCACAACTGAAAGGGATAGGTTATCCTGGACTGGCGTTAATATCATTGAAGAATTTGGCGCTTTTCCATCCTGCCCATACTCAGTCCCATATTGGAGTAGAAGCCATGACCGAAACCGGCCCGCCTGACGATTACCCCCGCCACCTGAAAGAGGCGGCCCATGAGGTGCTATCCACGACCGACAATCTTGTTAGGCGACTGTGTGCCGCGTGTGCCATTGACACTACTGAAGCGATGTACGAGGCGGCAAAGGAGATCGAGCGGCAACAAGCCGACATAGACAAGCTACTGGCAGAGAGGCAGGGATGGCTGGACGAGGTCGAGCGGCATCAGGGGGTCCGCAAAGTTGTAGAGATTGAGAACGATGAGTTGCGTGCTTGTAACGGTAGCCTGCGGGCCGAGGTCGAGCGGCTTCGGGCGGTACTAAAAGGCGTTATAGACGACATACATGACTACGAACGGGTTAACAATCTGGCACCCAATCCGCCCCGAATGGAATGCTGGGACAGCGTTGCGAGAGCCCGCGCTGCCCTGGAGGACAGGCCATGACCAGAGAGCCTGTTCCAAGCTACGAAGCCCAGCAACTTCAAGATGAACGCAACAACGCCTGGGAGAGAATCAAGGAACTGCGCGCCGAGGTCGAGAGGCTGCAGTTGCTCTTGGAGGCGAAGACGACGCCGGGATATGAGTTGTTGGCTGACGAGGCAGTTGAACTGCGCGCCGAGATTGAGCGGCTGAAGGCATTGTTGGGAAAACTGCGCTGGAAATCCATTGACAAAGACAACATGGAGTTCCGTTGCGATATCACTTGCTACGTCATGGATGAGATACGCGCCGCCCTGAAGGACAAGCCATGACCGATTACCGAGAACTTAGAACGCGGTCGGAAAACCACCGCTGTGCGTGGTGTGACTTGGGCGATGAAATGGTTGTCGAGATTGAGCGGCTGAAGGCGTGCCGCGCAGAGCTTGAGTACATCGTCGTTTATTTTGAAGGCGGAATCATGCCGCTTGATTTGCGTGATTGGCTACGCCGCGCTTATGCCGCCCTGGAGCCGAAGCAATGACCCTATTTCCTGCTTGCATGATGCCGGACGGTGCCGAACCGTGCGAGGCCTTTCAGGAATTGCAGGCCGAGGTCGAGCGGCTGACAGCGCGGGTCAAGGAGTTAGAGAGGGAGTTGTTGGCCGCATATGAAGACGGTCAATATTATCGGGACCGTAGTTGAGCTACCCCTTCCCAAGCTGGGCATATCCGCAGATATCGTCCCAATGGTCCGCATATGATGGATCGCCGCAGCCAATTCGCACAATCTTCATCAAAATAAGGTCAAGGGCCTCCTGTTGCCCTGGTGTCATATCCTTATCCCAATTCGGAGCCCGACGTATAATTCGCTTAAGCTCTTGGGTTAGGGCCGATTGATAGAGGTAGTTACCGTGCGTCCTCTCTCGCTCGTTCAGCAGGTAGCGGACACTTGCATGGCCAGACCATAATGATTGACCATTGTCCGTGGGGAGTTCCGTGCAGTCCTCCGGTAATGTCTGAAGGACACCAGCCAAGTTTGCAGTGGTCATCTACCTCTCCATGCCTGACATACTTTACGAGTTCATCTATCCGAGGATGCATTTTGCCATCCACGAGGCTAGTTTCTGATTCGCCATCAGAATGTTGGTATCCCATGTTGCGATCTTGGAGACGGCATCCTCCTCAAAGGCGGGATTTATCTCAGCCTTGTCCCATATGGCATGTAGTAATTCGTGCTTAACGGTGTCTAATGCTTGTGTCCGAGTATCGTGGTCTCGCTTTAGACGGATGACCCCCCCGTAAGTTGTCCGGGCGTATTCTCCATGCGAGTTACTCTTGTCTACCTTGGGGACAATCTTTATATGAATCTCGTATGGTCCAACCATTACAACGGGCGGCAAATTAGCGAAGTAGTTAGGCATCACGCCACCCTTATGAGGGGACCATTAGCGGACCATGTGCCGCAATCCATGCAGTGCATACGCTGGCGCTTGCCGGTCCTGGTGAAGAGGTGGCCGCGATATTGGACGTTGGGGGATAGGCAGGTAGGGCAGCAATGACTCTGGCGAGAGATGTGGTTCATCTTTGGATGGGACGCGCTCCAGGCGCGCAAGTGAAGATATATCCGCTCCAAGAGGGCAACGTCCTGACAGTTATAGCGGCGCATAATGGCCCAGGATTTGGGGTCTCCCGCCATACAACCAAACCAAAGGTGCTTACCCGTGTGAGGAAGTTTCCGGCCGACCCCAAGATAGTGACCAAGCTCATCCAGTTTGTTGCTGTCAAACTGGAAGTGCCGCCGGGCCATCTTCAGGGTGTCAACCGTCTTGTATGGCGATGGTGGCCCCAGCCGGTATTTAGCAAATCGCGCGTTCGCTTTCCTGATGTCGAATCGGTCCCCGTTGTGCGCAATGACAACATCAGCTTCATCCATGACCCGCCATAGTTCCTTTACTAGATGCAGATCGTTGATTTTGGCGTTCTGGTAGCCGGGGAAATCGGGGAGGGATATGCAGCGGATGGCTTTAGAGCCCTGCCATTTATAGGCAAAGCTCAGGAAGAACCAGGGTTGAATTACCTCGATGACGTTCTGCTCCCAGATACCCCAGGTATATCCGAGGTTTGGGGCATTCTCCGTATCAAACAATAGAACCCTTGGCTTCAAAGGGGATCACCAAGTTCGAACCGGCAACCCATTTCTATCATGGTAGCGTTGGGGATTGGGGGCTGGTTCATGAGCTTGATAAGTTGCTTGAAACATTCCTGGGCGTCCTTGACTACCACGCGATCCGTCTGGGGCTCAATGTCACCCACGAAGAGGACTGTCAGAAACAGAAGGGTTTTCAATTTCCACCTCCATGCACGAAACATGCAACAATCCCTCCGATAACGCAGCCGTGCGCGCGATGGTCGGGGCTCTCCCTGGGGTCTTCTTGGTTCGACTCGACTATCGCTTGATCCACCCGATACCAGGTGTCGGGAGAGTTCTCGAAACGGGCAAACATCTGTCCGCCGCGCATTTCGGTCTCGATCACCGGGGAACAGTCAGTCCTGCGGCAGCACGATTGAGTGCGATGGCCAATGCCAACGAACTGCCCCTTTGGGCGTTGCCACTTGCTGTAGAACTCGCCAGAGGCCCCTAGCTGGGCGTGGTCATGCCCCTGGATTGGAACCAAGATAACCAGAGCCACCCCAGCCAATGCGGCTAGGAATTGATGCATAAGGGGTATCCCTACCCCACATATGGGGGCGCGTCAACAAATTTCTTTATTTAATGCCAGTTGGGGAGGCTAACATGAGGAGCCCCACCCCCGCCCCCAATCATGCCGAGTAGGAAGTAGATGATGGCAAAGATGGCAATGACAATCACCACCCACCACAGCCAACCCTTGAACGGCTCTGGAATGGGAGAGATGCTCACAACATAGAGCAAAAGGCCGATAATGACGCCAACGATAAGTAGATATAGAAAGAGATTTACGAGGGCAGCCATTTGTAAAATTCCTTTTAGTGAAACCCAATGAATCGGACAGCAATGCTGACTAATAGCGCAATGATGGCAAACAACGCACTGACCGCCCAGATGCGCCCCTGGAGATTGGCCTGGACGTTCTCAAGGGCTCCGATACGGGCTTGCTGAGAGGTCATGGTTATGGTGAGTTCGCGCCGTAGCGCATCGACGGTCGCCGTCCCTTCTTTGATCGTCCACATTAGGCCGGACAGATCAGACAGAGACTTGCGGAACTCGTTTTGTGCCTCGTTGCGGAGTTGCTGCGCGCCCTCGGCCTTGTCCACGGCCTTCTCGGCGGCGATCAGCGCGGCGTTGACCGCCTTCTCAGCAGCGGCAAGCGCGGCGGCAAGGCCGGTTTGCTGGGCCTCGTAGCGTTCTCGCAGTTGCAGCGATAGGTCGCTAAACCGCTGATTTATGAACTTCTCAAAGGTTGAAAAATTCCAGCTAGAGGACTCCGCAGGCAGCGTGACGCCGGGAGTGGTTGTTCGCCATACTTCCCGACTGGATCGCACGTCAGCAACGGCCCGCTTAAGTTCCTCTGCCGCCTCCCTTAATTCCGAAATACCGGTTGCCGTGGCCATTTAGTCTAGCTTTATGGTTTTCATGCCGGACACCGAGGCCGAGGCCGGGGTGATGGTTGGGGTCCACCACGTCTTGAGTACCCAAGTCACAATGCCCTGTAGGGCCTGGATGGCGAGGACAACCTGGGCCTGCTGCTCAAGCGGAAGATCAATTCCGGTCGTGAAGACCAGCACTGACGCAGCAAGCCCGACAAACTGCGTCCAATTGATTTTGGACAGCCATGCTGACTTGGTTTCTATGCGGACAATTTCAGCCATTACTTGTCACCGGTTTCAAATTCGTCGAAGAAATAGACCCATATGAACGCGAACAGGGCCACAGCGATAGGTAAGGCGAGGATCACTATCACGCCGACCCAAGAAGGTATCAAAAGACCCACGCCGCTATGGCCCAAATGACCATAAGGGCCAGCACCAGAAGGGCGATGATCCTACCCCCCATTGGCAGAACATAGGGTGGCCCAGGGTCGAGTGGGTCTAGGTCCGGTATCTTCGATGCCGTTACATAATCCTTGTAGAGATAGCCGGCCTTGAAGTTATACGTGACCCGCAGCCAGTTCCCTTCTCGACCTTCGATATTTACGGCAGTATCGTAGGGAAGCGTAGCTAATATCTCGGAACTGGTCTCGGGCTTTTTCCGAAGATGCAAGCCGCTTTTGGCATTAATTCGTCCAACCTCGATCATTGTGCAACTCTTTTCTCAAGAACGTCCGTTACTACCTTGCGAAGTAGTGGTTCAAGCTGTGCTGCGAGCGGCCCGATACCCGGCACAAGGCTAGCGCCAGACTGAATGGCTAGCCCCGGAATGCCGCTCTGTACCGCTTGCAGGATCACGCCATCGATTCCAGCGCGCGTGGCGGGATCGGATATCTTGTCTTTGAGCTTCAACAGCACATCCACGCCAGGAATTGCACCGGGGGCAGAAGGCGCGGCAGTCTTGAGGCCGGTAAGGCCGATCTTCCCGAGGAAGAAGGCGATGATTCCGCCGAAGGCGGTCATAAGCCACGACTTAATCTCGTCCAGTGTGCTTGCCGGAGGCAATGTAAGCTGTGGTGAAACAGTAACATCGGGTGCCGACACGTTGACCACAGGGGATGCCGCTTGGACTTGCGGAGCCGGAGGCGCTTGCACCTGCGTCGGAGCAGCCTGCGGAGCAGAAGACGGTCGCGGTTTCGGGAACTGCGCATCCGCTGACCAGCAGACGGTACAAAACCCAACGACTAGAAACGTGGTTAGAAACCAATGAAATTGTCGCATAAAACCTATCCTTTGAAGATTTTGGCCAATTCGGCATCCATTGCCGCTGTGGTCACATCCCCCGCCTCGCCATCGGCGGGAAGGCCCGCCCAGACTTGGAAGTTTCTCACACATGCGGCGGTCAACCGGCCATAATCACCGTCAACCACAAGGAGACTCAGGGTGCTTGGGTCGTGACTGAGGGCAACCATCAGAAGGTTGAGCCTGCTCTGAATCCACATCGTCCCCTTCTCGCTATAGGGCGCAGCATCCGGCTCTATCGGGGGCGGATCGGGGAAGGGATTAAGCGGCGCGCCGATATACGTATCTGGGTCAATCGTGGCCATCTGAAACAGCACGGCGATGATTCCGAGTTGCTGGTCAACCGCCGTTGAGCTATACTGACCATCCGCTACGTACTTACCATGCGAGTACTGATTGGTTCCGGCCCAGAGATAGGGTGAAAAGATACCCTTGTTTCTATAACCCCAGCCGTTCCACTTCTCCCCCATGTAACAGGCCACAACCATGTCGTAGGGCGCGGGGGGGTCATCTAGGCCATCGTAATGAATGTAGTATTTGGCAGCATCTTCCCAGGAACCGAATGGCCCTTTGCCTCGGGGAACGTTGACTGATACCCTGTTCCAGGGGTCGCCCTGCCCGAGCGCCGCTTTGGGGTCGCAATCGCTCTCTCGCAGGTCCAAGACGCCTATTAGCGGCCATGGGACACCCGTTGCCTTTCCCGCCGCGATATAGCGGTTGCCATTGGCAAATACCTTCTTGGCGGCGGCCATTGCAGCGTCAGGGCGGGTTAGCTTGACCGTTCCGAGCAGCCTCTCATACTCGCCCTTGAGGCTTTGATAGGTTGTACTCAAAAAAGCTCCTTTAGACTACATGGCCATAGCCCTGAACGGGCCAAGCGGTGGCAGCGGAGCCCGGTAATAGGCTCGATCTGCCGGGATTGGTTGTTTCGTCCACATCGATCACGCCACCTTTGCGGACCCGATAAGCATACCCATCCGCAACGCCGTGGAAATCAATCGCCTGGATCACGATGGTCGAAGCAGACGCATCAAGAAAGCACGTTGTCCAGAGTGGACGGTAGCGATAGCCATCCGCATATTCCAAGAATATCGCCAGCATATTCGGCTGGCCGTTGTTCACGAAATTGACGGCGCTGTACATGTCCGTCGCAATGAAACATTGCGCCCAGCCGCCGAGATAGATGTTTCCGTAAACGTCCAGAATCGCCTGCTCTGCAATGCTGATGTAATTAGCTTCGTGATGGGCCTGCCATATCCGCACGCCACCGGGGCCAATCTGGACCTGGGCGCGCTGGCCAATCATAATGGCGTCTTGCTGCTGTCCTTGTGACGCGGCGCGAGCAAGGTCGATGGATACCCTTTCGATCCTGCACATGGCACCATAGGCAATCTCCAGCCCCGCGTGGTGCGCGGTCGGCTGGATATAGGCCCCTTGCGTGAACTGTGCCGGATTGCTTGGCAGCGCCTGCTGGCAGGTAATCAAGAAGCTGGAGGGCGCAAGCTGCCCTATGAATGCCCCGTAGAGACCCAGCCCAGCGTGCGGCTGTCCCGGCGTGAGCCAGCATGTCACGGTTTGACCGCCCAGATCGTAGCCTGTGTACAGCCTGCTTGCCACGGCCTGCAGCGTCTTCATGGGATGGTCGGGGCCGCCATCGTTGGCGTCGTCACCCGCTACCGCGTCAATGTAGAACTCGACGGGGCCGGTAAGTACGATGCGTCCGCTGATAGGACCCATGTGCCCCCTTGGACCCATGGGTCCGGCCGGGCCGGGAGGGCCGTCGGGGCCGGGAGGGCCGGGAGGACCGGGGGGGCCGGGAGGGGGGCCTGGGGGGTTTAAATCGCCATCATCAAGCGAGCCCTGCATATCGTCAATTGCCCCCTCAAGGCTCTCAAGCGTACTCATACCATGCCATACAGGGAGAATGTCCCCGATAGGGTGCCGGACGACGGCAAGAACCGTATTCCCGTCACCGCGCCGGTTGTTCCTGTCAATACGCCGCCCGATACCCACATGGTGTAAAGGGTGCTGTCGTAGTTGTTGCCGGTCCCGAAAAATGTTTTGTTGGTTGTGGTATTGCTTGGATTGGCTAGTACGTATTGGCCCGAGAATGCAAGGGAGCCGCTGGTACCAAGATTGGTCGCCAGAACGATAGTGGTGTTAGCACTGCCGCCCGCAGAGCCGGACCCAGAGCCAAACGCGAAAAATCGAGAATCTACATAGCTGTTCGCGCTGGTTACGAACGCGCCAGAAACCATCAGTCTTGCCTGCAACTGCGAGGCGCTTGACCCGCTAAGCATCCCACTTATGACGACCGTATATTGGTTATAAGTCGCGTCGATACCGCTGGTAAAGTCGATTGTAGAGACTGCGGCCACCGTCTGGGTCGATATGAGTTGCGGGCCGACGTTAACCGAGGATGGATTCATTAGTATCCACGCGCCCGCAGCGGCATTGGCCGTCGAGTCGTAGATAAAACGGTAGATACCATTTGCGCGAATGGCATTCGCCAGGGGGTCTGCCTCTCCACTGACACCAAAGACCCTGATTGCCTTTGCCCCAAAGGCCGCGCCGCCCGCAGGGGTAACGTTGAGGGTGCAAGCTGCGGTATTGGTAAAGCCAGCTTTCAGAACCAGCGTGAGCCCCGTCGCCAAGGCGGCAATGGCTATATTCGACGTGACCGTATGAGCGTTGGCCGAGCCGCCGGTTGTTAGAGTCGCGTTGTTGTCCTTGAGGTAGCCAGCCACACCCGCCATTCCACCGCGAGCGGAGTCGTTGACGGTCCCCGGCAATTGCCCTTCGGCCCAGTTAATATCGGCGTCAGCCGACGCATTGGTCGCTGCCGTGGTGGACCAAAGATATACGTTTCCGGCCATAGATTTTCCTTAATGGCGTGTAGAGTGAAAGGATGTGGTTCATATTTCAGGCGGCGATTGTGCTCGCCATCGTGCAATCGAATATCTGGTGGAAATGGGCCGACGCTGGAATACAGGTCGGCATCGTAGGAATGGGGCTTGCCTACCTAGGCACCCTTATCGTCCAAGGATACCTTGATAAGTGGGCAGCGCGTAAACGCCGCCGGTCCCCAGGGAGCCCGCAAGGGTTTTAGGGGCGGTATACGAGGCACCGAGGACTCCCGCCTGCGGGGATCGCGCGAGGACTTGTTTCCCCACCCCAGCGGCAGCCCTTGCTATCGAGCGATTATAACCCCTGGTCAAAGCAAGGCCCGTTAGCGCCGTGCCCAAGCCGCCCTCAAGTCCACCCTCTGGGCCGCCGAGATGGCCCCCGAATGTTGAAGCAGCAATAACCGCGCCCAGACCCCCTCCACCGCCCAGAAATTTACTAACATATCGGATGGCGTTCTGCGTCATTGTTCCCTTGGAGATGGCTGTAAGCGCCGCAATGTCCTCGGGATTCATGAATCGGGTGCGGTTGGGATTGGTGACAATCTGTTCCGCTGCCTGTCGTAGCTTGTTGCCGAGATTCAGGCCGGAATGAGTGCTGGCGCTTTGCAAGTCCGCCTTGGTGAGCTTGGAACTCAGCATCTCCGCTACTTTAAGGGCATTGTAGTTCTTATCGGCGGTTTCAAGTTGCTTGCCAATACCGGGAACCTTGATTTCAAGAATCTGGTCGATAGCCTCCCGCGCCTTTCCAGCGGCCACCCCATCCTCGCCGCTGATATTGCCTAACTTCCGTCTGGCGGCAAGAAGGTCGGCAACATCCGAAGTCTTGCCCGGGGTGCCGCTCCTGATGTCGTTCAATACCCCAAGCGTTTCTGGCGCATTGGCCTGTCTAAAGTTTTGCGCATGAAGATCGTTCTGGATGAGGTCTGCTACCGCCCCGCGCTGAATCGGGGTTTGGGGAGTCGCCAAAGCCTCTTTCGTAACTTGACCATATTGGGCCTTCGTCACATCTGGGAGACCCCCAGCCACGCCCTTTTCGATGGACGGCAGGGCCTTTGTGCTTAGGCGTTCTGCCACGTTGGCTAGTTTGGTCGCCCCTGCGCCGCCCACTAGCGCCGCGCCAGCCTGAGCCAAGTCGCCGCCGCCCGCCTCTCTGGTAACGTCTGTGGCGAGCGCCGGGAGGGCCACGCCCGCCACTCTGGAGACCGCCCCACCGGGGAACAGCGCGTTGGGCGCGAACTCCCCAAGGGTTTGCAGTCCGCGTTCTAAGCGGTTCTGCGGCTCGTAGTTCTTGCCGCCGAAATCCTTCTGGATGGCCGTAAGAGCCCGCTCCGAGGTGGGGAGGTCAATAAGCCCGGATTTGGTTAGGTCGCGTGTGTCTTGGGGCAGTCCGAGTTTGCCGCCAATATAGTTGGCCGCCCCTTGAATGCCCTGTGCGCCAAGTGTACCGATAGCGCGGGGAAGTGCCGCGATCCCAGCAACGCCCTTCTGTAAGCCCGTATCCAGCGCGCTGTAGGCACCCCCCGCCGTGACAGGGGCCTCGACAGGTGCGGAAGTGGGCGCATAATCCGCCCACGGGCCTTCCGACTGAAAGTCTTCCCACGGGCCCGCCATCAATCCACCTTTTCCCAATTCGACTTATCGGACGGACTGCCGCCCTTGTAGCGATAGCCCTTGCGAACCTCTCCAACTGCAGGACCATTGCCGCTTTCTTTCTTAGCCTCTGTGGACCCCCGAATCCTCTCAAACGACTTTGCGTTATTGGGGTCCAGTAGGTCAGATGGAGCAAATTGCGACTTCATGCCCTCGGACTTTTTGCGGGCGGATGAATCCATCGCGCCGTGCAGGAAATCCATGGCACCACGTATGGCACCACGCATCTCTGGGCCGGAATTGGCAGCATCCGCACCCGCTTTCCAGGCCCGGATTTCTTCCAGCGACCCGGAGCCAGTGCCGCGAGAGGCTTTCATCAACTCGCCCGCGAGGGCCTGCGTCAGATTTTGGTATTCTTTCAGGTCGCTTTGATATTGTGTGTTCGTTGCAGACCGCGCTGCTGAGTAGGGTGTATTGATGATTTTGCCGAGCGGCCCGCCAACATCTGCCCCCTCAACCTTGGGGATCAAGTCCCAAAGCTGATTTGCGTGATTAATGGCCTGATTGTATGACTTAACCGTCTCGGCATCCTTGCCGCCAGCAAAACTCCTAGCCGTTGTCAAGCGTGTCTGATAGTCCTGCATTCCGGTAAAGTTCTTATCGTAGCGGGAGGCAAGGGGAATAAGTTGCTGGAGATTGCGCCCCATCGCAGGCATCCGGCCTTCCGTGATGTCCTTGATGGACTTGGAGACAGTGGAGCCATATTTATCTTCTACGGATTTTAGGAACGCTTCATCCTTGCCCGTGTCAGGATCATAGTTCTCTGATAGGGCCCCGGCGCTTCTGGGGGAGCCTGTGTTAGCGTCTCCGCCGCCCCCTCCGACCTGGGCCTGCCTGATCCCGCCAAGTGGGCTGACAAAGATGGGCGTTTCCTCCCCAAAGAGGCCGGTCTTGATCGTGTGAAACTGGGGTTGGAGCATCTTAGCCACGTCCGGGCTGAGAGCATAGGCTTGGGCCTGGGCAGGGGAAGCCCCTTGGGCAATAGCGGCCTGATAGGCGGCCAACTGTCCTGCCTTTTTCGTTTGGTCGGCCTTTTGAAGCTCGTTCGCATATAGGCTAGCCCTTCCAGCATTACCGATGCCTTCTTGCGGGGTTTTGCCAGAGGCGAGGCCCAGACCAAACTGCACTAGGGGATTGCTAAACCCTTGGTTAAGCCTATCCATAAAGCCACTTGGCTGCTGGGGACCAAGGCCGGGGGGAAGCTGCTGACCTTCGGGCTGGGGGTAGGCCGCAACACCGCCGCCGAAAAGGCCGTCGAGGATGCCCATTATCGTTGACCCTTAATGTAGAGGAATCCCGTCCACGGCTCGCGTCCAACCTGTTCGGGGTTTCTCTGCGCCACCTCCTGCGCCATTGGTCCAACGAACTTCGGGGTAGCCTTCGGCTGGCCCTTGTAGCGATACTTGTACATGTTGAGGCCGGTAGGGTCTCTACCAACGTGCTCGATGTCGGTCTTGGCTCTCACGTCAGAGAGCAGGCCCGCACCCGCAAGCCCCAGGCCCGCATAGGTCGTCCAGGGCGTGGGGGTGGACGTGGTTGAGGTAGTCCCGGATTTCTCACCCGAGCCAGCCAGTAACTGATTGGCAAATCCAAGGCCAGCCCCGTACCGGCCCAAAGCCGTCCATGGGTTATCGGCCTGATCGCGCTGCTGGAGAAAGTCGGCAAGCCCCATCCGCATTTGCCCAGGAGCCGCCCCCAACTGGAACAGCGAGGGGGCCATTGCGGACGCTTGCGCAGCCCGGTTCCCGGCTGCTGTATAGTACTGTAGTCCGGTATTGCCTGCGTTAAGCTGGTTGCCACTGATAGAGCTTGCGATATTCCCCAAGCCCTGAGCCGCTTGCAACTTGCGCCCCTGGTCATTCTCATAGGCCGCCGAGAGAATGGGGTTGTTGGTTTCCGCGATGGAGCGGTTAAGGGCGTCGTACATCCCCGCCGAGCCGTAGCGGCCCGCTCCGCTGGATAGGCTCGCCGCCCGGTTGCCAATGCGTGTGGCGTTGGCGTCCAAGAGGTCGTTCAGGAAAGGATTGACCGGGCCGCCATTGGCAAAGCTATTATAAATATCCTTCGCACCCTGATACTGATCAGCATTTCCGGTCTGGGTAATGCCCTGGAGGGTGTCCAGCATCGGCTGCGCTTGGGACTGAATACCCCCGCTCTGAATGGTCTGAAGGTTTTGCAGGTAGGGCAAATAGGCCCGGTCCCGGTTCTCCGTATTGCCCGCAAAGTCATTTGCTTGGGCAAAGGCGTCCGTTGACACCTGATTAAGTGGCGCCACGCCGCTGCTGTTGCTGTTATAGAGGGCTTGGTCGGACTGAAGGCCCTGATTGATATACGGGACGACACCGGGCCACGGCGCGCTAGAAGTCGGGGCGCCCGCAGTGGTTGTTGTATTGCTGCCCATTTTAGGCAAAATCCTTTTTATATTCTACGTGCGTCAGGCGATAGCCACGACGCTTTAGGTCCTTGGTCCATCCGGGGCGGGCCAGCGCCACCACTCCAGCGCAGCCTATGTCTTTAAGGTAGTGTTCAAGATCGTCGTAGAGGTGGGACCAATCCTTCCGTCCCGCCCCAGCGAGCCACACAAGTTTAGCCACCCGTTTAAGTCCCTCAATTGTGAGGGAGTATCCAACAAGAGCGACCGGACATTCGAAGTTTTCGTCCCAGACCAGAATGATCGCCACATTTCCAGAGTAGAGGTCTGCAAGTCTTTGCTCCACAAAACAGCGTTGTCTCTTGGCTATCCCCTCGATAAAGGGGTACCAGAGGTGACGAGACGCCTCTAAATGATTTAGGGGTATTGGCGCTAACTTCAAGTCACAATGCCCGTAAGCCACACATACCGGAACGTCCGTGAGGTGGCGGCGCTTGCCGGGTGCGTGACGATGAAGAAGTCTTTCGAGGGGACGATACGGGTAATATCGGCATTAGAGGCCGAGAAGGCATATGCCTGCGTCAGCACAACCGAGTTGGAGGACATGCTGATGCAGGCAACAGACGTGGCGGTGGCTGGGGCAACGGCCAAGGTAAACACCCTGGCCACGTTCGTTCTGCCTTGTCTTAGATCGTCCAGTTCCCGTTTGACATCATCGTCCATTATTGCGAGACCCTGTATTTGACCAACACCTGTCCAATCATTTCCTTTGGACCTTCTGTCAGCCACCATTCGTCCCGGCGGGTCAGCGGCGCGAGTGCGTTGATAATCTCCAACACAATCTCATTCGCGCCATCACCATACGCTTGGTCAAACTCAATCATTGCGTCCCGTCCGGGTTGGCATCAACGTCAATCCCTTCCGCGAACTTCCACATTAGCCCCGAGGTCTGTGAAAGATTCTGTTCGAATTGATGTATCCGCCCGGAAGACCGCATTCGGCCAATGCCGCTGCGGGTAGACGGGGTGATGGCCCCGGAGTAGACAACCGAGTTCTTGCTGTGCTCCCGCTTTCCCACCCGCAAGGTTTGGATAGCGTCATTGAACAGTCCGATAGGCTCTACACCCTGGACAAACGAGCGTCCCGCTGGCGTAAGTTGCTGAGGCGAGGTCAATAGCGTTGCGTTGAGGGGCGTCGAGCCGTTGAGAAAAGCCAGTCGTCCAAAAGAGGTTATGCCCATGATAACGGGAATGCCGCCCTGCCAAACCGGGCTATCCAGGGAGAAGGGCACGCCGGTATCAATGGAGCCGTAAGTGTTCAACCCCTCCAGAGTAATCGAGGTCGTAACCTGCCGCCCCCAGAACTGGGCCGTCTGGGAAGCGTGCGACCACTGGTCTATGCCCCAATCATAGATGATAATCTGGTCGAAAAACGTAGCGGTCGAACCATAGAAGGCCCAGATAGCCCGAGGACCGGACGGGTCAGTGAACCCTACGATACTGGCTTTGCGAGAGCTATCACTGTTCTCGCGGAACCAAGTGTTGACCCGCTGATGTCCAATGGGTTGTAGGCCATTCTGGGTGTCGAATGAGTAGAAACCATCGTCCGCGTAGAAGAAGATTTTGTCCCTGACGGCCACCAGACTATAGCCAGAGATAGCCCCCCGTTCACGCTCCACCCGCTCGTACCGGAAAGCCTGATCGTTACCAGGTTGAAAAATCGCACGCCTGATCGCCCGTTCTTGCAGCACCCACCCGAACTCCCCGCCCGCAAGGCCATTGATGGCGGCTCCGTCCGGGAAGTCCTGAGTGTCGCAGAGGTTAACCCCCACGGTCCATCCCGTGGTGTCGTTAATGGAGCTATTTATGATGCGCAGCGGCAAGGTAGAGATATTTGCCAGAAACACAAAGTCTCCAACAACGGTAACATACTTGGCCTTGGGCGGGCTGCCTCCCAATAGGGAAAAGTTGGTGGCCCCCGTGTCTATGTCGATTGTCTGCGGGTTGTCGGCAATATTGACGGCGATGACCTTGGAGCCGAACTGGGTGAAACTCCAATAGTCCCCGGCGGGGACCGCGTAGTTACCACCCGCCAACCGGGTATAATCAACCCACCCGATAG